GCGCTGGAAGACAGGCTAAAAGCGGCAGCGCCTAAAGACCTGACTACCGAACTGGAAGAGGCAAAAGCCAGTATTAAAGTACTGAAAGACGCCGCCGATGCAAACCAGCCCGTTATCGATAAATTCGTAAATGGCGAACTGACTACCAAAAAAGAAAGCAAACATTTTAATACTCTTTTAAGCGAAGGCATAAACGAGAACGCCGACAAGATCCGTGCAATGAAGAAAGGGCAAAGCGTAAGTTTTGAACTTAAAGTTGTAGGCGATATGACTTTCGGCGCAAGCTTTTCGACTGCCGACGTATCGGTAACAAACCTGAAACCTGGGATTATTGAACTCCCAAAGCGCAAACTACACGTTCGCGAACTTTTAAGCGGCGGTAGCATGTCACTTTCGAATTTTGCCTACGTGAAGGAAACACCGGGCGAAAGCGGACCTTTACCAGTAGCCGAAGGAACAGCAAAGAACCAATTCGACCTGGATTTGCTGGAAACAAGTGTTCCTGCCGAATATATTGCAGGCTGGTTACGTATTAGCCGCAAAATGTTGGACGACGTGCCGGGCATGACAACCTTTTTGCAAAGCCGCCTTCCTGAACTTTTGTTAAGGGCCGAAGATACCCAGCTATTGACTGGCGACGGCACCAGCCCGAATTTGTCAGGTATCACCGACGCCGGCAACTTTACGGCACCTACCGGATCGGCTACGATTGACGTAGAACAGTTAGTCCAGGCTATTAGCCAACTGGAAGGCTACGACCGTGAGGCAAACGGAATTTTGTTGAACCCCGCCGACTACTACGCTATCCTATTGAATAAGGCAGCGGGCGGCGCAGGTACCTACGATTTGCCAACGGCATTGGCAACGATCAACAACGGCCAACTGTATATCGCCGGCGTACCTGTTTTCAGGTCTACCGCTATGGCGGCCGATAAATTTATCGTCGGTGATTGGGTAATGGGTGCAAACCTTTTGACCAGGGAAGCGCCACGGGTAGAGTTTTTCTACGAAGACGGCATAAACGTTCGCGAGAACAAAGTAACCGTAAGGGTAGAAGAAAGGATAGCATTCCCGATTTACGGCGACAACTATTTTATCTATGGTGATTTCGGTAACCTTAGCTAATTTAGGCTAATGAATTACCGAACCAACGAAGACAAAATAACTACCGGGCGCATAATCGGCGCCCGGTATAACCATATATTTTTGGTGGAAGATACCAGCGAAGAAAGCGCCGAAATAGAAGAGCCTGTAACGGTGGAAGAGGTAAAACATTATCTACGCTTAGAGGGTTTAGATCCGACCGACGATAGCCCCGGCGAAGAGTTTGTTTATGACGACGAATTGATTGCAGAACTGATAACCGAAGGGCGGACCTGGTTAGAAGCTTTTACCGGCGTTACGCTGATCCCCAAAACGTTAAAAGTGTGGTTATTGAACCAGGCCGGCGATATTGAACTGCCCGGGCCTGTTACTGGCGCTATAGTAATTACAAAAGAGAATAGCGACGTAGTGGCGGCAGATACGTATCAATTTATGGGTACGGTATTTCCTAAACTTATTACCTGTTTTCACGAACGTTTACAACTGGACTACGCGGCAGGCTACACGCGGGCAACCTGTCCGAAAGGATTAAAGACGGCATTAAAAGCCTACATAGCCGAAAATTACGAACATAGGGGCGACGAACAACCCGACAAAGCACTAACCGAAAGGGCGGCACGTAAGGCGCTGCCATATAGGAGGCTTACGTTATGGGCATAGGACAGCGCCAGCCAATTATACTACGTAAAGTAACCGTAGCGATTGACCCGACAACCGGGCGCAACGTGGAGGCGCAGGACGAGGACCCGACCGGCATTTATAGGACGTGGGCGGAAGTAACCGGATCCGGCGGCGGGCGGGACTACTTGAACGGACAAATAGGTTTAACGCATACCCGCGATTTTTTAGTACGATTTCGTTTTGATAAATTCCCGAATTGTGAATGGAAAATAACTTACCAGGGCACACCGTGGACCGTTTCGAATATTCGCAGGGTGGATGAAAAGAAATTTTACTGGCAATTCACTGCAACACGTAAAAACGATGGTTAAGGTAGAATTAAAAGGTATTAAAGAAATGCAACGACAATTTGCTGGCGCACCGGCGAACATAAAAAAGATTGTCAGCGCTGAAATACAAAGCGCCGCGGCAGAATGGGTGGCGGGCGCCCGCAGGGACGTACCGATAGACCAGGGAGCGCTAAAGGGCAGTATTTCGTACTTTATGCGCAACGATTTACAGGCGGAAATAGTAGCGCAGAAATTTTATGCGCCATTTATGGAATTTGGGACGAAAGGAAAATATAGAGCGATACCCGGCACCGAAGCAATAGCGCAGCAATTTAAAGGGTATAAAGGCGGCGATTTTCAAGAGTTTTTGCGAATGATAACACGCTGGGCAAAACGTAAAGGAATAAGCGGCACGTACAGCGTAAAGACACGGCGCAGGACTGGTAGCCGGGCAACGCAGCAAGCGCAGGACGACGCGGTGGCATGGCCTATTGCTATGAATATTTTAAAACATGGCGTTAAACCGCATCCGTTTTTCTTTAAGCAGAAAGAAATTGTTTGGCCTAAAATGATAGAACGCATAAAAAGAAACTTTGAAACGAAAAGCGGCGTTTCTGTGATTATGCCAGGCGACATTAAACGGCCCAAAATTGTAACGATATGATAAACGTAGGCGCTAAACTTTTACAGGCATGGTATTTATGTATCGCGGGAAATGTCCCGGTACCGACATACACGGAAGACGCGGCGCCGGATAACGAGAACAGCGGCAACTACGTTCTATTGAGAGTGGAAAGCGAAACAAATCAAAGCAATAACCAGGCTTTTGTTACGTCGCCGGTTATCATTACCGAAGTAGTCACGCGGTTTTCAGTACGGATAGATTACGAACCGGCAAACCAAATAGACAGTTTAATAGGGCAGGCGGTGAACCCGACGCCGGCACAGCACGGACTACCAGCGCAAACCGGTATTCAGATAGTAGAAATAAGGCGGGAAAATTCCACAACGTTAACCGAAGATGATGGAACTTATAAATATTATAGAATAATAACACGTAATTTGCACAGAATAGTACAAAATTAAACCGTTTAAAATTTAATATTATGTCAGAAGTAGCAGGTAAATTAGTCAATATGCGGATCCGTGTAAACGGCACGCAGGACGAATTTAAAATATTGGTTTGTACGGAAGACAGCCAATTCCAGATTACAAACGAAACCAGCGAACGCCGGACAAACTGCGGCGTAAAAGCCAGCGCCGCCGAAGCGACGTTTTCCGCGTCCGGTAACGCCGTACAGAACCCAACGCCTACCAGCCTGGAAGTAAGTTACAACGACGTGAAGGCGTGGCAAAAGGGTACAAACGGCGTACCTACTAAACTGGATTTCCAGTATATCAGCGACGCGGACGCCGTACTGGCGGAAGGCGAAGGCGTAAACAACTACGGCAGCGGATGGTTTACAGACACAACCTTTACAGCGTCTGCCGAAGCGGATGGTATTGGTAGTTTTTCATGGTCATTCACAGGCACCGGCACCCTTGATGAATACGACGACGAAAGCGGATCTTAATTTATGAATGGCTATACTACTATAGATTTAAACGGTACGCCGGTAGGTTTAAAGTTTGCATATCCGGCAATAAAGCTTTTTACAGAGGCTTGTGTAAAGAACACAGATATTTATTTTATTGGCGAAGGCGACGCCGGCGGTTTTACGGTGGAAGGACTGGCAAAGCTTATTGAGTGCAGTTATAGAAATAATTGCATTTTAAAAGAGGTAGAACCGGCGCTAAAATTCGAAGACTTTTATAACTACGTGGAACAAGCGCAGGAAACGCCGGAAGGGCTGGAAGAGTTAAAAAAGGTATCGGAAGTTTACGCAGCCAGTACAGTTATGAAAAAGATCGTAGCCGGAAATAAGGAACTTGAAAAAAAAAGACAGACCAGCCAATAGATTTTGATGAAATAGAACAAATACTTTTTGGTGAACTTTTAATAAGGCCGTGGGAACTGGCAAAAATGACTTTTCGCGAGGTCATTTTAAGTATAAACGGGTTACGAAACAGGGACAAAATGCTGGAAGCATGGCAGCGCCGAAGTACTTTTATTATTGCCAGTACGAATTTTGGCGGTAAAGGGGTGGCAAATAAGATGGAAAAACTCTGGCCTATTGAAGGCGTAGACCGCGTAAAGGTGAACCAAAAGGCAAAAGACCAATTACGCAAACTACGTGAAATGGAAGCGGTAAAAATAGCGCAGGCAAAAGAAAAACTTTTATAAATGGCGGAAGGTTTAAAACTGGTAGTCGGTGCAGACGTTAACGAGGCTGAAAAAGGGCTGAAACGATTAGTTGACGACATGCAGAAAACCGGCGACGCCGCCGAAAAATTAGGCACCGACTTTTCTAAAGCATTCGGCCGGGCACCGTTAGGCGACCTTAACGCCTACGTAAAAGGCGTACAAAACCTAAAAACTAATCTTAACAACGTAAAAGTTGGGCCTATTGGCGGGCAGCTGGCGGCGTCAGTGGCCACAGCAAACGCCGAACTAAAGAAACTGCCAAACGTCAGCAACGCCGCCACGTCGTCGTTAATCAATTTGGGAAGAGTTGCGCAAGATGCGCCTTTCGGATTTTTGGGAATAGCGAACAATCTAAACCCGCTATTAGAAGGTTTTCAAAGATTAAAACAGCAAAGCGGTAGCACCGGTACGGCGTTAAAAGCGTTAGGCAGTAGCTTATTGGGCGCCGGCGGTATTGGCCTGGCGTTATCCGTCGTTTCGTCTTTATTAATCGTTTTCGGCGACCGCCTTTTCGGCGCAAGCAAAGCGGCGGACGACAGCAAAGGCAGGCTGGACAGTCTTAACGACAGCATAAAAAGAGTAACGGAAAACATAGGCGACCTAACCAGCGCCATACAATTTCAAAACGAATTAGGCGCCATAAACGTAAAGATTGGCGGGTTTGGTGATATACAGGACTTGCGGGAACAATCAGTAGCACAACAACAACTGGTAGAAGATTTGGGCGCACAGGTATTGAAAGCGCAAAAGAATTTTTCAGATGCGCAACTGGAAAACCAGCGCCAGGCGAACGAAGACAGCCAAAAAGTAGAAGACGACGCACTAAAGGCGCTGAACGCAGCACAGGACGCACAGGCGGCAGCCCGTGAAAAGGGCACTATTATTTTCCGCAAAATAGCTTTGCAGCGGATAGACGACGCGAAGGCGGACAACAAGAAAGAAGAGGACCTACAAAAAAAGAATATTGAGGCGCTTAAAAAATATATCGACGACGCCAAACGGTTAAACAGCGAACTTGAAAGGGTGGGTTTTGTGGCGCCTGCGAATTTTTCATTTTTCGACAGCCAGGAAGAGGCGCTAACAAAAGCAAAAAAAGTATTTGCCGATTTTGCCAGTAGGGATTTGGAAGTAGCCGCGTCCGTTTTTTCTGTACCGTTACAAATTACCGAACCGCCGCCCGAACAAATTACCAACGCGCTAACCGAAACCGAAAAGTTGGTAAAGCGTAGTATTTTACAATTTCCACCGGCGGAAATACCGGTAGAATTCAGCGCAACGGAAGAGCAAAATGCGGCATTTATCAGCGACTTTAGAAAGCAATTTGAGGCAATCGGTTTAGGTTTAAATTTAATACCGGAAGACCTGGCGGACCCGGCACTATTCGGTAAGTTAAGCAGTCAACTTAAAGAAGCAACCGGCGCCATAGAAGTAGCGAACGCCGCCGCGTCTGTCTTATCAAATACTTTTCAATCTTTATTCAGCCGGATAATTGAAGGGGAGAACCCAATAAAGGCGTTTTTTCAATCAATAGGGCAGGCTATTTTACAGTTAATAACGCAGCTGATAGCGGCAGCCATTAAAGCGGCTATTTTCCAGGCTATTTTATCTGCAGCGACGGGCGGCGTAGGCGGCGGCGCAGGCATATTTAAGTTCTTAGCTAAAGGTATCACAGGCTTTGCGCAGGGCGGTATAGTTAGCGGCCCGACGCTGGCGCTGGTAGGTGAAGGCGTAGGAACCAGCCGTAGCAACCCGGAAGTAATAGCGCCGCTGGACCAACTGAAAAGCATGTTATCCGGGTTTGGCGGTAGCGGGCAATCGGTAGTAATAGTAAACGGGCGGACCCGCGGCAATCAATTTGAACTGTTAGCACAACGGACACAAAAACAAAATAGGCGTTTAGGCGCCGGGTAAATGATAACTAACTGCACACTATACGAAGGCGCTTTTATTAATACGGAAACAACGCCGGAGCCAGCCAACGAAAACGTACAAAAGATATTTACGGTTAGGCTATTTGATACCGAAACGGAAGTAAGCACACCGCCGTATAATTTCCGCTTTATCGTTTCCAACAACGGCGACGGTACGCAAACCGTTAGCGTTTTTTCGGATCCGTTTACCGATCCGCTGGCGGAAATTTATTTTGGCTACGATAACGCGGGCTGGATAGACACGGCGTTAAACCTGAACGGCCGGACCGCTATTACCATACCGCAAGGCGATTGGGACTATTCCGTATTGATTGCCAGCGATAGCGGCGCACCGCGTTACGAATTTGAACCAGCGGAAACTATAGACCTGGAAATGGGAGAAACCCCGATACTTATTTCGGTAGTAGATAACGCAGAAGATAAGTTTACCCCAATTAAAAGCAAGCAGGTAGAGATACAAATCCACAGTAACGACGCCATAGGCATAGAAACCTTTGCGGAAGGTGGCGATAATCGTTTTTATGTGGAGATAGAAAGCGAAACAGACGGCGTAATTTTCAAGGGCTGGTTATCTACCAGTGATTTGAGCCAGGATTTTTTACCGGATCCCAACGTTTTGACGCTAATAGCTACCGACGGATTGGGGTTTTTGGAAGACGAGCCTTTGCTAAACTTCGAAGACGTAACGCCTCAGGACCGCCACCAAATTATTGATTTCATTGTATGGGCGTTAGGCAAAACGGGCCTTATGCTGGACGTAAAAGTTTGTATGAATATTCGCGAAGTGGCGGCCACGCCGATAGTCAGTGATGTAGACGGCAGCGGACATTTTTATAAATTCGTGTACCTGGACGCCAAAACATTCGAAAAGGAGATAGCGACCTGCGAAGACTGCCGGACGGTTTTAGAAAAGATATTAGGCGAGAACGCTTTTTTAACGCAGTACCGCGGCAAATGGCTAATAATACGACCGGATGAAATGGAAACTGGGCACGAATATTATTTTACCAGGTTTAATTATTTAGGTGATTTTGTAGAGAACACCGACGAAACTTTCAGCAAAAATATCGGCGTAGGGCTGCCGCTGGCGTTTATGAATGACGACGCCACGTTATCACTTGACCGACCTTATAAGCAGATAATAGAACGTTTTAACTACGACTACCCAAAAGAAATTATTTGTAATATTGATTACAGCCAGGGCGAATTTGTGGAAGATATGCCGGACGAAGTGAACGCGGACGGCGTTACCGAACAAGTTAAAAAATACACGTTGCCATGCTGGGCGCATTTATCGCGCACGGTAGACCTACCATACTGGGAGAATTTCGGACAAGGGCCGCTACCTTCATCAAACGTGTACGTAAAGCGCTATTATTTTAACGGCACAGAAACACAGCGTATAGTTGTGATACAGTCACCACCGGGCGCAGCGCCGCCAATGACGTACATACAAAGCACACCTATGGAACTACAGATAGGCGACAAAATAAGTTTACAGGTTAGTTTGTATTATACGAACATAGGCGCAAATACGGGCAGCAATAATTGGCCTGTTTATGTCGGTTTATTCGCGGACGACGGAGATATTTATTGGTGGCAAAATTATAATGTTACCACGCCGGAAGTGCAGCCGCTTTGGGGGTTAACTCCACCAAACGTTTTAATTTACCCGTGGTATAAAGACGCGCTACTGGAAAATCCGCCGTTAGATATGCAATTTACCAGCCCGCCGCTACCTAAAAGCGGAAGGGTTTATGTTTTTCTGTCTAATGAGTATGGCGAAGAAATTGAGGCGAATTTCGGACAGCCAAAAATAGATATTATTCCTTTCGTTAACGGTGGCTATAACAGCTATAAAGCACAAACCAACGACGTAAGTCAGGACGCACCGAAGATAAAAGCCATACGCGAAACGGACGTATATATAAGCGACGCGCCGCGTATAGCTATGAAAGGCGCACTATTGAAACCCGGCGCAGGCTTTGAGATTTTCAGCGGTACGGCGTCATTTGGTACGTTAGGACAGTTTGAAATTAGCGGTAATATCGTCGGGTTATTTCCCGTAGGTATTTTAATTTCCATAACCGGATCCGGCAGTAACAATATAACGGGCCGGATAATAGATAATAATTATTCCATAATTGGCGACCTTACCACAATTTATACGGATCAAACTACGGTAAGCGAATTAGGCGCCAGCATAACCGTAACGGAAGCAACTTACCAGTTAACCGGCGATTTTTATAACGCGGCGCTGGCAACTGCGGGCGGCGGTACGCCGTACACGTTCGGCCGTTTGCAGTCTTTTGATATTTGGAACCAGTTTAACCGGGTTATGCGCACGTTTGAGGCAACCATAGATAGAACGGACAGCGCTACACAACTGCCCGACCTTTTGCATAAATATATTTTACGAGACATAGACGCCAACACGACGAACGGTTCAACGCAATACCGTATTTTTATGCTATTGCATTACGAAATGAATTTGCATTTGTGCGAATGGGCGGCATTTTTACACGAAGTTTTTAACACCGACGTAGCCAAAAGCTACGAAACGGCGGCGTTTAAATATATAACCGAATAATGGCAAACATAGTCTTGGGTAAAAACGTAAACGTAGAAGCGCTAATAGGTAGCGCCTATATGGTTATCGGTTGCGCCGTTTCATGTGCGTTTGAATTTGAAAACGAACTAATCGGAAAGACGGACGTTAACGCAGGGCTATACCGTAAAAAGCGGGTACGTATTAGCGACAACCGCGGAAGCGTTAACGGGCTGGTAACTTTGGAAAACACCGCTACCAGGTTAAGCGCCTTTTATTTTTTACAGGAAGCTATAGTAAGATCCGAGCAAACAATGCGGTTTGTTTTCACAGACGAAGGCGGCGAAACTAAATACATAACCGGTACTTTTTTAGTACAATCCATTTCTATTACTGCCGATGTTTCGGCGTTTGCCGAATTTGACCTATCACTGGAAGGCACCGGCGGCGTAGAAATTGGCACCGTAGAACCGCCGCCCGACGTATTTTGCCCCGAATTGCAAAGCGATACCTGGGAAACGACGGAAGGCGGCACGTCTATTAGCGGGCCGGGTATAGGCGGTAAGAGTTACGAAGGCGACGAAATACTGGTAGTCTTCAGGGAGGGCACACAGTTTGACTATACGGCCGGCGCACCGGGTAACCGTGAGTATGGCTACGACGGCGTTAATATTTCCTTTGACCCGCTGAACCCGTTTAACCTGGATGAAAGGGTTAACGTCGTTTGGAAAGCATTTGAAAGTTAAATGATAAAAACACGAACTTTTACGGCGGTTAACGGGCTGGACTACGTGCAGCACGCAGAACTGGCTTTTGCAACTATCTACATAGTGGCACGGGAAGGCGTAGAACACGAACCATACACCGCCGGCGGGCCTGTTTATCGTACCTACATTCATACCGTATCAAACGGCAAAATAAACTTCCCGGCGATATTCGACGGCGGCACCGGTAACGAAAAGGTTTTTGTTTTATATAAACCGACCGGCGGCGCTGAACCAGTAGACCCGCCAGGCGTTTGCGTAGCTGGCACCATTGTACCGATTACTTTAGCGGATGCGGCAGACGGTCAGCTATACCTACAGACTATAACGCTAACAGGCACGGCGCCGTTTAGCCTGTCCGGTATAACGAAACCCGCCTGGCTAACTATAACGAACAGCGGCAACACTATAACGCTAACCGGCACGCCGGGACCTGGCGACGTTACCCTATCTACGTTAATAGAGTTTACAGTAAGTAATTGTAGCGGCGGATCTACCGTTTTATTTAGCCAGGAAATACAGGTTTTTGCAGCGGTTGCGAACTTCTTTATACAAAACACGGCTAACTTTTCAGTACAAATAATAGACGTTTTCGGATCCTTTTACACCGTAAATCCGGGTTTTAGTTTTCCGGTTAATTTTTCGCAAACGCTGGAAGGAATACAAAGCGGAACGGCGGCCGCTATTACTTTAGATATTAACGGCATTGTATTTCCGCAGGTGATAACGCTTTATAAAAACGCTGTACCTTTAGAAAGTAAAGTAGTAACGGTAAACGGTATAGAAAGCTTTGCGGCCGTTACTTTTACCAGTAGCGACGAGATGGTAATAACAATAACTTAATTATGAAAAAACTACTTATTATTTTGCTCTTTTGCGGCGCAGCGGCGGTAAGCTACGGGCAGTCAGGCTATACGACCATAAACGCACGCTATAACTGGTTAGGCGGTATCTTCAAAGCTTTGGGCATACCGTCCGGCGGTACTGCAGCATTTCAGAGTGGGCAGGCAGTAAGGGCTGGCGCCTTATATTATGACAGTACCGGCGTAGATAGCGGCCTTTATGTTTGGGGCGGGCTGTCCTGGCGCAATATTACACCGGTAAGCGGCACAACCTACACTGCCGGAAGCGGTATCGGCATAAGCGGCGACAGTATCCATATAGGCGGCCGGACCTACGCACCGGCTATATTTTACGACGAACGCAGCATAGTGCTAACCGGGCATTCTTTAAAAATAACAAGCGGCTACGCAGATACAACGGTGGGCGGCAATGCCGGTACTTATAGTTTTGCGAATAAACCATATTCACCGCTACAGTTTGGCCGTATGGATAGTTTAACCGCCAACGACGTAGCGCTAAGTATTGTGCCGCTATCTACAATAAATTCTATTAGGATAATGAAATACGGCAGCGGCGGGCTACATAATACCGGCATATTTGGCAACCGGTTTGCGTACTACCACTACGCCAACGATAGCGCCGTTATCCGTTCAAGTAGTACGTTTAATATGGCAATATCCGGCGAACAGCGGTTAAGGATAGATAGTAATTACAGCGGTACGCGAACAGTCTACCGAACCGGTACAAGTTCGTTAACACGGTCCGAAGGCCCGGCGGCAATAGGCGCCAACACAGTTATAGATAATTTCGACGTGACTAAACATATTTTAGTTAGGGGTACGTTAAGCGGCTTCACGTCAAAACTAAATGGGAGCTCCACGACTAACGACACAATAGAAAATTTTATTCATTTCAATACCTCCGTAAATATTGGAGCGCCGAATAAAGTACTTAAAATGTATGCGTTTGCACCTTCATTCCTTTACGGCGATAGCATTTTCGCATTTTTCGAAGACCAAACGACGGCATACAATTATTTTGCTAATGGCTTATCGTTAGGCGGCGGATATACCGGCATACGGCAGCAATTCAGAAATGAGTTTAACAGCGTATTGAATGACACCGTTACCATTAACACAATGACCGCCGTAACCGATACAACCGGTTTTGATGTAGTGCTAAGACGCAGGACGGACGGCACGCTGGTTAAGATAAGGGCGGACCAGTTAGGCGTAGGCGGCGGCAGTGTTGGAACTTTACAGCAAGTACTTGACGCCGGTAGCACGCTTACAAGTAACGAAACTATAGCCACCGGATCGAATACTCTACAGGTAAGTACTTCCACTGCAGCAATAACGCCGTTTAACGTTAGTTCAAATACAGGGGCGGCGATTGTAGCCGCAAGCACAGGAACCGAACCCAGTATATCTATACAGAAAACGGCAAGCACAACCAACACAATGACAACCGGCATGCGTTTAGGGCAAAACCCGTCCGGATCTTCCGCGAATGGTTTAGGTATAGGTCTACAGTTTAGAATAAAGGCGTCAGATAACGGCACTTATGACGCCGGCGAATTTGGCGCAGTTTGGAGTGACCATACCGCAGCAAGCCGTACCGTTAACTATAATTTTAACGGCATGAATAACGCGGTATCGCAAACTTTAATGAATATACAACCCGGCGGTATTGTGAGGGTGGATAATAACACGGACACGTTGGCAACCCGCGCAGACATTCGGGCCGCTACGCCGCTGGTAGGCACCTACGCGCAGCGCACAGCGATAACCGGCGCCGATGGGTACGAATTTTTCCAAACGGACGCACAGCGGGACGCACCGCCCGGCAGGTACTATTTTATAAACACAAAATGGAATTATGTAAGACAGGCGGAAGAAAGGCTGGTTTACGATTTTAACGATTTCCACAGCATAGGCGCCGCCAATACTTTAGTAGGTAGTTATGTTTACACCGGTACAGGATCCGCCGTACCTGCAAACTACGGCGTATTAATGTCAACTTTAGCCAGTACGACAGGCCGCGTAGTATTTTACAGCGGTGCAAACGGTTTGTTTGGCGGTTGGGTGGACATGGATTTGGGCAGCGCATATATGAAAATACAACTCAACTTAACGCAACTTAGCACGGCGGGCGAAGAGTTTATTTTGAGGGTGGGTTTTAGCGATATGACGGCAGGCACCGAACCGAACAACGGCGTTTATGTAGAGTATGACCGTTTAAGTTCGGTAAACTGGCGCTACACACAGGCGGCCGGCGCAGGTACAAGAACCGAAACGGCAAGCAGCGCGGCGGTAGCTACAGGCAGTCACTATATAGAGGTATTTTGTCCAGGTGCAGGCGGTACGTCGGAATTTTGGGTGGACGGCGTATCCATAGGCACGCAGGCGGCAACTATGCCAACGGTAGTATTATCGCCGTTCGTGCAGTTCGTGAAGAGCGCAGGCAGCACACCGGTTACCTGCCAACTGGATTTTACAAAAACATGGCATTACTTAACAACATCAAGAAACTAAAACTATGAAACAGCTATTAATAAAATTCCTTTTACTTGTTACCCTTTTCATAGGTGTTAATTCTTTTGACGGCACCGGTAAAAACTTTGATGTACTATTAACGCAGCGCATTACGCCGGCAACTGGATCCACGTTTAACCTTATCGCTATAAAGCAGGACGTTTTGGTTGTGGTGGATTTAGCGGCGACGATCGCACAGCTAAATGTACCGTTTCCCGCCACGCCGGCAGATACGCAGTTAATCGGTTTTACTACGCGGTCAGCTATTACCAGTTTAAATTTTTTAGTTACTGGCGGTATACCAATAACGGCACCGGTTACAACGTTAGCGGCGGGCGCCGTCGTTTGGTATATTTACAACGCGGACAGTAATCGCTGGTTTAGATATTAAAACTCTTCCACTATGGCAAATATAATTTTTAACGAAATACCGACCAGCGCCGCGGACCTGAACAACCCCGGCAGGGCGGTAGAACAATGGCACAACGCAAATGATGTAAACGTACCGACGGAAGGCGTAAACACGCCGCGGCACGATTGTTACTACCGTTTTGTTTGGACAAAGATTGAAGGCAGGACGCAGGGCAGTTACGACTGGGGATATTTCGACGGGCTGGTAAATGGCGCTATTTCCCGTAAACAAACTTTGTCGTTTGGTATTATGTCCGTTTTTCCCGGCAACGAAGTAGAGGCAGGCGGGCAAAGCTTTAGCACCGGCGGCGGCTATGGATGCTACCCTGAGTATATCCATAATAAAATGCAGACCGGCGCCGTAAAGGATTTTAAAAGCGGGCAGACCTGGACACCGAACTACAATGATCCGTTCTATGCGGAAAGGGTTTTGGCGCTATACCAGGCAATTAACGCACGGATCTACCAAATGAATTGGCAAAAGCATATTGGTATTATTGATGTTCGCATGTATGGCGCATGGGGTGAATGGCATAGCGCATATTTGCCTAATAATAATGTACAGTTAGATTATCCGGCGGGTACCTTCCCGACGGTTGCCAGTCTTAAAAAGATAGTAGACGCGCATACGGCAGGTTTTCCAAATTTTCCGCTGGTAGCAATGATAGCCGGATTTGATGCGCACTATCTTCAAAACACATGGAACGACCCGGAAATTGCCTATTATCTTTTAACTACCCGTAACGCCTGGGGGCCGTTAGGCTGGCGCCGTGACCAGTGGGGAGCAACGGACAGCTATTTGGAAAGCTACCTGGTAAACAATACCCGGACGTTTAACGGCGTACCGTTAAACAGTCTTATAATGGAGAAATGGACGGTAGCGCCAATAACAGGCGAACCGCCAGCCTGGAACCCCGGCGATTATTACGACTTAGAACGGCAAATAAAACTTTACCGGGCTACGTCGTTCGGCAACGGCAACTACGGCACGGTGCCAAACAGTACTATAAAAACACGGGTACGGGCCGCCAGTAAGCTTTGCGGTTACCGGTTTAAAATTACCAGCGCTACGACGACGGTAGACGCCGCAGGGCTAACCGTGGTAATGAATTGGCAGAATATTGGAAACGGTAATGCCTGGCAGGACTGGGATATTGTTTTCAGTTTGGGTAATGTTAAGTTAACCAGCAAACATAAATTAAAGTTTTTTCAACCGGGTACGGCGCCCGTAGCAATTACCGACGTTTTCCCGTTAACCGCGGTACCTGCGGGCACGTATGCGCTAACGTTTGCGGTTAAAGATCCGGCAGGCGCACGGGTTAACATGGCGCTGGCAATTACAGGCGGCGACGCTAATAACGTTTACAGTTTGGGCAGCGTAGTAGTAGGCGCAACGCCGCCAGCGCCGAACGTAGGGCCAACGGCGAACGCGGGCGGCGACATAGAAATAACTTTGCCGGTAAACAGCGTAACGCTACAGGGCAGCGGCACAGATACCGACGGCACGATAACCGCCTACGCCTGGACGAAGGTTAGCGGCAGCGGTACGATAGCAACGCCGGCGGCAGCTATTACGCAGGTAACCGGGCTGGCGGCCGGATCCTCTATTTTCCGGTTAGGCGTTACGGACGACAAAGGCGCCACGGCGGCGGACACGGTAACGGTAAAGGTTAACGCGGCGCCAGTACCGCCAACGGAAAAACACGTAGTAGAAGTACGTCATAAAGTTGTCTACAGCGACGGCACAAGTGAAGATTTTAGTTAAGAGTTAAAAAGGCGGTATTTTTAGAAATGGATAATAGCACGGTAGGAATGATACATAACTATATTTTACCCATTATATTATTTTTAGCGGCCCAAACAATAGGGTTTGTTATCGCATGGGTAAATTTCCGAACCGAAGTTATGACCCGCCTTAAAGTGCTGGAAATACAAATGCAGAACGAAAAACAAAACGTAGCGATATTAGGCGAAAAAATGGACGACCTTTTGGAAGGCGTGCGACGGATAGAAATAGAACTGGCAAATAAGAAAGACAGGGAAAAATAAAAACGGACCGTAGAAACGGCCCGACGTGTAGTTGAAAAGTTATGTTATGGAAAACTTTGTACTAAATGCAATTTACTATAAAAAATCTATAAATGAATTACATAATCATTTTTTGCGGTAGCTTGTTGGGCATGTTGCTATTAACTACGGTTAAAAGCGTATATATCCAAAAGGGCAGCAAATACAATTTAGGTTTTACGGCCGCCTTCAAGGTCTACACAACCAAACACACCGGGCCTATTATAGTAGGCTTTTTAGTTGTCTTTATTGCTATGTTCGTTTTACCGGATAGTTTGGCGCTGGCGGAAAGCGGTAAGCTAACCGGCACGAAATACAGCGCCATAGTGGAAAACATTCTGGACCGTTTACGACTGTTCAGCGTAGGGCTTGGCGTAGTCGGGCAGGGTTTAGGGTTTGTGATAGTCCGCAAGGGCGAAAAATTCTTAAGAGAACAAGAGATGGAAGAAGCTAAAAAACCGGCAACCGATGTATAGAAAAATACCCTACTTGATACAGATAGTTGTATTTCTATCTGCCGTTTGTTTTTTATTGTTTGCCTGCGGACCTACCAAATACATAGACCGCGAAACGGTCCGCGTAGATAGCAGCATGTACGAACAAAACGAAGGTTTGCAGCATGCACTACTTGAAACGATAACGAACTACGAAAACGAGCGGGAAGAGTGGGCACGGACCGGCGTTTTATTCGACACTGTTTATAAAGACACCGGGCGCATAGTTAACCGCGTAACGTTTGACAACGGGAAAATAAAAACGATTGAAGGCAGAATAATAGCTATAAATACCGACCTGCACGAAAAGACGGCAGAACTATTGGACGCGCACAGCACTATAGACGATTTAAGCGTGAAGCTGGAAACGGCAGAAACGAAGTTGGCAAAGAAGCAGGACGTTTTAATAAAGGAAGTTCGTAAGTCTTTCCTGCCGTGGTGGGTTTGGCTTTTAGTGTTGGTGGGTTTTGCGGTCCGGCATTTTTGGCCGCGGATCAAAGTACTTTTACCTTTTAAATTTTAGATATGACAGTTAAAAAATGGTATTTAATTTTAGTCCTGACAGCGTTCGCCGGGTTTATTTTGCTTATCAATACTAACAGCGCCCTGGCGGATAAGCACAAAATAAATTGGCTATTTATTGTCGCTGGCGTAGGCTTTGCGCTAATCGCTATCTACGCTTTTTATAATGCCAATAAATTAGGCAACAAAAAGAAATGATTTACGCCGTTTTGCTCTTCATCCTGGTTTTGTCTGTGGACCTGGTAACCGACGTTCGGCTATATGATAAAGGGCTACAGCCAAACAAGACCCGCGGCGCATTGCTGCGGGTTATTGGCCTGGCGCCATGCGTATACTGGTTAGGCCCGTGGTCAATACCCGGTTTATTTTTCCTTTACCTTATTTTGTTTAATGGCTTTTATAACTTACTGATAGGGCAACCGTGGGAATTTTTAGGTACAACGTCTAAGATAGATTTGTTTTTGGCCCGTTTTCCCGCATACCTTAAATACTTGTTTTTGATATTCTTTATTTTATTATACCTGACTTATGGCAAAATATGACCTGTTTTTACAATCGGCTAAAAATAGCCTATTCGGCGGACAGTTAAAAGCCACGCAGGCCGAAGGCATGGGCGCACTACTGGACGCCTGCGAATTTTACGGCGTTACGGATCCTAACCAGGTGGCTTATGTACTGGCGACCGCTTACCACGAAGTAAATAAAACCATGCAACCGATAGCCGAATATGGCAAAGGTAAAAACCGGAAGTACGGCAAGCAGCTAAAGTATAACGGGCAACCGTACACCGACACGGCAAACTTATTTTACGGCCGCGGTTTTACGCAAAATACCTGGTACGAAAATTATAAAATCTTATCCGGCATATTCAAAGTTGACCTTATAGGCAACCCGGATTTACTAATAACGGACACCGAACTGAGCGCAAAGGTTAGCGTTTACGCCATGCAAAAAGGCATTTACACCGGCAAGAAGTTAAGCGACTACCTAAACGTAGTAAAGGTGGATTTTGTAAACGCCAGGCGGATAATAAATATTTTAGATAAGGCGGAATTAATAGCGGGTTACGCGGTTAAGTTCAGGGAGGCGCTAACCGGTCCGGCATAAAAAAGCCAGCGTACAACGGATATTAAAAGCTATCCTATTTACACCAGCATTGTAAACTAATCTTTGCCTGTGGCCTTCATTAGGTATCGGTGGCCTTTCGTGTTAATATATAGAAAGGGTTAGTACTTAACGGAGCCGCCCGACCTGAAAAGGTAGGCGGGTAAAAATAATTGACCAATCTCTATGAAGATAGAAAGATAAGAAAAATAATTTAAAACCGCCCGGCGTAGAAACGCAGGCGGGTATAGATATCGCTCTAAAAAATACACGTCACAAATTTCGGTTTTTGTTGTCAAGATCCTGCCAGTAACTTACTACCCACAGCGCCGCGGCGAAAATGACCGCCATTATTATTGCCGTTACCATTGGGAAGCTTTTAAAAGTTCTTTGTGATAAAATTTGAGATCACGTAAAGAAAGCGCCTTATTTTTTAAATCCGGGTGTGCGTCCGAATTATAATTAAGGCGGCAACGTATTGGCCGCGTAGCGCCCACACCTTTTACTTTACGGCCTAAATAAACGTCTATAGTTACGCCTCTTTCTACGTCTTTAAACGTCCCGTAGTTTTCATACCCGCCAACGCCTATTTTCCTATTTAGCGCAGGCCAATTACTAAAAATAAACTGCGCAATATCCCATTTATTTTTAAATCCTTTGGTTAGAGCGGATTTTCTAAACCCGTATCTTGTTTTTACCATTGTGTAGCTTTTAAACATTTAATTTTACGGCGGTACGGGCGGCACAGCGACCAGCTAAAGAAGACCCAAAAGGCGGCCGATAACACGACCATAATTAAAAGGGAAATGATGTATAACATAAGGATTATTTTAAATGTTGTCGTATATTAAGCAGCATAAACTATTGTGAATGTCGAAACCTTTATATTGCTCAAAGCTTTCGTATTTACCGCTATTTAAAAACCGCTTTGCTTTAGCCTTAATTTTCGGAGCAGTTTCTTTGCCCTTATAATCTTCTGGCGTTAAACTATCAAGAAATTTTTTTAAATCGTTTGTCATATTACCCGTTTTGATTTATCAAAAGTAGGTATTGTTTCCGATACGTCCAAACTTTTAGGCAACTTTCTTTTTACCAGTTTTCCCGCCGTAGTTGTCCGGGACCTGGATAACGTAAACTTTACCGAATTGCAGCGTAGTGATTACGCCGGGTAAATTGTGTTTGCGCCGGATTGCCTTACGCACACCGTCCGGCGTAATGCCTCTAATATCCGCGTATTCCTGAACCGTTAAATTTTTCATCCTGTTATTAATTTTGCACAAAGTATAAAATTTATTTGGTATTGCAAAAAATACCTTTTAATTTCGGTGGCGTTATGGATAAAACTAAACTTGTACCGTTATCTAAATTATTCAGGGGCCAGTATTTCCGGCAAAGCGGAAAACTTTATATAGTATTGCAAAAGCGCTACGGCGTTATTACCTACGCAAACAGCTACGCCTATAAACGGACAGGGCATTGGTCCAATAAGAAAACAATTAATTGTAAAGGCAGTCAACTTGTAGAGCAGGTAAAAATCGAAACAATTTCACAAACAAATAAAAAGTAGACAAATGGAAATTACCATTCATTTAAAAGTATCGGCCGACGGCATTTTAGCGGAAATTCTAAAAAGTGCAATGAAACACGCAAACGCAGAAACGGCCGCCGAACCAGCAAAAGAAGTAAAAGCTAAACCCGCAAAAGCTGAAGTAACGGACGAAGAGGCGGTAAAGCCTGAACCTAAAAAGAAAGCGGCGCCAGCGAAGACCGAAGCGCCTAAAATAGGGCTAACTGATATTCGTCAGTATGCCGCAGCAACGCCTGAACGTAAAGCGCTTTTACGCGAAATACTAACCGGTTACGGGCTGGAAGAGCCTAAACTACAATTCTTACCAGAGGAAATGTATGAAGTATGTTTTAAAGCTTTGAAAGATGGCGACATTTAAGCCAAACGGTCACGCCGTACTATCTGCCAGCGGCGCCGCCCGCTGGTTAGCCTGTACGCCGTCTGCCAGGCTGGAAGAGGGTTTACCGGACACTACCAGCGCCGCGGCGGCAGAGGGCACGCTGGCGCACGCCATAGGCGAATTATTAATAGCCAGGGACGCCGGGAAGATCAGCAAAGTTGACTACGCTTTTAAAGTAACGCCGTTAATTAATGACAGCCTGTATACGCCGGCAATGATGGGACACTTGGAAGATTACGCCGCCTTTGTTTTAGAGCGCTACAGCGCAGCGCAGGCAGCTACAAAGGACGCCATACTGGAACAAGAGATTGAAGCGGATTACAGCCGCTACGTACCTGAAGGCAAAGGAACTTTAGATAACAGTATCATAGCCGACGGCACGCTGGAAATAATTGATCTGAAATTCGGTAAAGGGGTAGAAGTATCGGCGGAAAACAACCCGCAAATGAAACTTTACGCATTAGGGGCGCTGGAAAAATACGACTGGCTGTATACAATCGACCGGGTTAAAATGACAATTTACCAGCCGCGTATAGACAATTTTTCAACTTGGGTAATTACCGTTAAGGACCTGCGCGAATGGGCGGAAGGCGAACTAAAGCAAAAAGCAGATTTAGCGTTTAAAGGTGACGGCGATTTTGTACCCGGTAAGCATTGTCAGTTCTGTAAGGTACGGGCAACCTGCCGGGCAAACGCAGCCTACCAAACCGACATAGCACGCACCGACTTTTTAGAACCCGTCTTATTATCTGACGCAGATATAGCGGACATTTTAACGCGGGCGGCGCAGTTTGAGAACTGGCTAAAGGCGGTAAAAGATTACGCGCTAAACGCAGCGGTAAAGGAAGGGCGGAAATTTCCAGGCTTAAAGTTGGTAGAAGGCCGAAGCAATAGGGTTTACGCGGATCCGGTAAAGATAGCGGACGTATTAACCGCGGATGGCTGGACCGAAGCGGACATATTCGAAAAGAAACTTTTAGGCGTAACGGCTATGCAAGGCGTACTTAGCAAAAAGGTTTTTGATAACTTAGTCGGCCCGTATATTATCAAACCGCCGGGCAAACCTACTTTAGTACCGGACAGCGATAAACGGGCCGAACTAAATAGCCTGGACGCGGTACGGGCGGATTTTGAGATAGACGATTTATAAAATAGTTTAATAGTAAACAGTAATTTTTAAAACAGTAAAACAGTAAAAAATGTCAAACGAAAAAGCAGTAAGTAAAACGAAAGTAGTAACCGGCGAAGTTCGGTTAAGTTATGTAAATGTGTGGGAACCGTCCGCAGCGAAGGGCAGCACAGAAAAGAAGTACAGCGTTTGTATTATGATCCCTAAAAAAGACAAAGCGCTATTAGCCCGCGTAAACGCCGCTATTGAGGCAGCAAAGATTGAGGGCAAGGAGAACAAATGGAAAGGTAAAATACCTTCCAAATTAGATTTGCCTTTACGGGACGGCGACGATGAAAGGGACGGCGAAGAGTTTAAGGGGATGATGTTTATTAATGCGAAGGGTAAACGCCAGCCTGGTATTATCGACAAAGCCGGCAACCCTATTATCGAGCGGGACGAATTTTACAGCGGCGTTTTCGCAAAATGTGCAATTAACTTTTACGCGTATGATGTAGACGGCGGTAAAGGCGTAGCCTGTGGGTTGAATAACCTTATGAAGACAAAGGACGGCGAGAACCTGTCCGGCGGTAGTTCAGCGGCGGACGATTTCGCAGACGATATAGTGAACGACGACGATTTGTAAATTTTTCGGCGGGCAATCATAGGGGGTAACGTTTTGTTACTCCCTTTTTAATCTACTTTTAAAAATATAATTATGTTAGACAGCAGCACACAATTAGACGAATTAGAAGATTTAAGTATGCATGAACAAATGACTATCGACAGAAACAGCGTAAAAGATGAATTGTTTCGGGTTTTACGCGTCCCGGGGGGTTACATTTATAGCGTGTTAGACGATAATACGGACTTGGCCTTAACCAGCGTTTTCGTACCGTTAGCAAACCGATAAATGCAAACCCTATCTATCGACATAGAAACCTACAGCGAAACGGATATAAAAAGCGCCGGTACTTACCGCTATTGCGAAGATCCGGCGTTTACTATTTTATTGTTCGGCTACGCTATTGACGGCGGGCCTGTGCAAATGATAGACTTAACCGTGGAAAACCTGCCAGCGGAAATAGTAGCGGCACTAACGGATCCGACAATAAAGAAAACGGCGTATAACGCAGCATTTGAACGGATATGTATTTCGGCGTACTTAAAAACGTATCTGGACCCGGCAGAGTGGTTTTGTACTATGATACATGGAGCCTATGCCGGTTTACCGTTTGGCCTTGACCTGGTAGCTAAAGTTCTAAACTTACCGCAGGGCAAATTGGCCGAAGGCAAAGCGCTGATTAAATATTTTTGTACACCGTGCAAGCCTACAATAATTAACGGCGGACGTACAAGGAATATGCCGTGGCACAACGGCGAAAAATGGCAGCGGTTTATTGATTACTGTAAACAGGACGTTAGGCTGGAAATGCAAATATTTAACCGGTTGTCGTTTGTAGAAATAACGGACAAAGAGCGCCAACTATGGGCGCTGGATCAGCTTATAAACGACCGCGGCGTTTTACTGGACACGCGGCTAATTAACCAGGCAATAGGCATAGACCGGCAAAACGAAACGGATTTAATAATAGAGGCAAAACAGTTAACCGGGCTGGAAAACCCAAACAGCGGCGCACAACTTAAAAGCTGGTTAGGCACCGACACGCTAACCAAAGCAGGCGTTAAGGATCAGCTAACGACGGCAACCGGTAAAGCTAAAAGAGTTTTACAGATACGGCAAGAACTGGCGAAGACATCGAATAAAAAATGGCCCGCTATGCTGGATTGCATAAGTGCAGACGGCCGGGCACGCGGTTTAATACAGTTCTACGGCGCAGGACGAACCGGCAGATGGGCGGGCCGGCGCATACAGCCGCAAAACCTACCAGGCATTCAGCTAAACGATAACGACCTGGACACGGCGCGGCAAATAGTTTCAGCGGGTGACAGCGAAGGGCTAAATATGTTTTACGGAAACATACCCGACACGTTAAGCCAGCTTATCCGAACGGCGTTTGTAGCTGAACCCGGAAAGCTTTTATATGTTTCCGATTTGTCAAGTATTGAGGCCCGGATTACGGCATGGCTGGCGGGCGAGACCTGGCGCCTGGACATATTTAAAACACACGGCAAGATTTACGAAGCAAGCGCCGCCGCTATGTTCAAGGTACCGATTGAACAAGTAAGCAAACCGCTACGGCAAAAGGGCAAGATAGCCGAACTGGCGTTAGGGTATCAAGGCGGCGTAAATGCGCTTTTAACTATGGGCGCTTTAAATATGGGTATATCGGAGGACGATTTGCCCGGGCTGGTTACAGCATGGCGGGCCGCCAGTCCTAATATCGTTAAGTACTGGCGCACTATACAGGACGCGGCATTTGCGGCGGTAAACGACGGCGCCAAAATAGTAACGCCTAAAAACGTAGTTTTCCAGGTCATCAAAAACGTTTTATTTATTACCTTACCGTCGGGCAGAAAGCTGGCGTACCTGCGGCCGAAGATCACCGCCGGACGCTACGGCGACGTAGTAAGCTACGAAGGCAATATCCAATTAACTAACCAATGGGGCCGGATAGAAAGCTACGGCGGCAAATGGGTGGAAAACATTGTTCAGGCTATAGCCCGCGACGTACTGGCGGAAGGCATGTTGAGAGTTGACGCCGCCGGTTATCCTATTATTTTATCGGTACACGACGAAATAGTAATAGAGGCGGATAACTATAAAGAAACTAATTTAAGCCACATTGTTTCCCTTATGGCTGCGCCTATCAAATGGGCGCCCGGTTTGCCGTTAGGCGCCGACGGGTTTGTAAATCACTATTATAAAAAATAAATTATGAGCAATCTTAACTAAAATACAAACTACATAAGGCTATTCTCACTTACTTACCCCTAAACCAGCAAGATACACCAATGGCTAAAGACGATTATATAGAATCAGTTGCCTTCGCAATTTGGAAGGATAAAAACTATAGGCAATTAGCTAATGGTTTGCATTGGGAATGTACTGAAGATAACAGAAAAAAGAAGGTAGGGGAATTAACACTCTACACATATACTGAACTGTATAATATTTTCCAATCAGCCAAAGAAGAAAAGGAAAGCTAACTAAACTTAAATACTATGAGACAACAAAAAACATGGTTGACAGTTCACTTCATTGAAGGGGAGGCAGAAATAGAGGCAACGTTAAATTATGAAACCAAGTCGTATAATCTAACTCATGGCAACAATGACTGCAACGTTACTTTCAAAAGTGAATCGGGTGATAATATTAAGATTAGCCTTGATAGGGCGAAGTGTGTAACCGCAGCCCTTAAATTCATTCAAGCTGAACTTCAACTCTAACTAAACTTAAATACTATGAAAAGTAAAAAGCCGTTAACCAGCACCGAACGCAGCCGCAAGGCACGTGCCGCGGATCCGGTACGCTATAGCTATGTGTCATTACGCAACAACGCAAAGCGCCGCGGCAAAGTGTTTACTATTACGCTGGACTACTTTAAACAGTTTTGTTATGCTACCGACTACCTGAAAGGCAAAGGGCGCACCGCTACCAGCTACACGGTTGACCGGATAGACGAAAGCAAAGGTTATGAGCCTGGCAATATACAAGTCCTGCCGCTGGTAGTCAATATCAAAAAGTATCTTAACTACGACTGGCAGACTGGTACCGCTACCGTGGTAACGGTCCGGCGGTCTAACGAATGGGCATTTTAAACAAATAAAATTTTATAGTTATGGAAGATAAATTACCGGATCACCTTTTAAAAATGGATGAATTAAAACAATTCGTAAAAGACAAATACCCGGACGGCGAAAATATGGCGTTAGTAAAACGGGACGCCTTTACGGAAGGATATACTTTAGCGGTGGATATTATTTCCCAAATGGTAAAACACCGGTACGGTAAATAACTTATATTTATTTCCCTTCTTATTTAAAATCTGCAAATGATAAAAGTTACGTTTGACGGTCCTATTGATATAGCGACCGGGAAAAGCCGCCGCCAAAAGATTTGGAATAATAAAAAAGTACAGTGGTCCGACCTGGTAAAGAAGTTCAGCGAAACACACCGAACGGCGGAAAAATATACCGACTACATGGCGGCAAAGAAAGACCGGCAGGATGAAATTAAAGACGTAGGCGGATTTATTGGCGGCTACCTGAACGGCGGCAAACGTGGCAACGGCTACGTAGCACACCGGCAACTAATAACGCTGGACATAGATAAAGCTAATTTCGACCTGTGGGAAGATTTTACCATGTTCTACGATTGCGCCGCCGTGGTGTACTCTACGCACAAACACAGCGAAGCAGCGCCACGCCTGCGCCTGGTTATTCCTTTGAGTAAAGAAATTAACGCGGATCAGTACGAACCGCTTTGCCGGGCTATAGCGTTTAAACTGGACATAGAAGCTTTTACCGACACAACGACCTATGAAGCTACCCGCCTTATGTATTGGCCGAGTACTGCAAAGGACGGCGAATTTTACACCGTGGCGCAGGACGGGCCGTGGCTGGATCCGGACGCCGTGCTATTTGAGGCATACGGCGACAACTGGCAGGACAGTAGCACATGGCCGCAATGCAGTAGCGAAAAGGATAAAGTAAGGCACGACATAAAACGGCAGGAAGACCCGCTGGAAAAGCCTGGCGTAATAGGCGCATTTTGCCGGGCCTATGACATACATGACACAATAGCCGCCTACCTTGACGACGTTTACGAAGTAACGCTGGATCCGAACCGGTACACCTACGTAATGGGTAGCACGGCGGGCGGGTTAATTGTGTACGACGATAAATTCGCCTATTCACACCACGGTAGCGACCCGACCGGCGGGAAGCTATGTAATGCGTTTGACCTGGTTCGCCTGCATAAGTTCGGACACCTTGACGAAGACGCCGGCAATAGCAAAGCCAGTACTAAAGCTATGCAGGAACTGGCGGCAAAGGATGAACACGTAAAAAAGCAGTTAGGCATTGAACGCCAGGCGGCCGCCCGTAAAGATTTTCAACTACAGGCAG